GCCGTATGCCGTGCTATCGACTGCGGCAAGTTGGTACAGCGAACCCGCGCCGATTTGCGCCTGCATATTGCCGCCAACCGGTGTACAAGCAAGGCCATCCGCATATGTGCCACTACCAAGCAAGGCAAGCAGCGCCATGCCGAGGCCGACTGTTGCATCTTTGTTGGTGTACAGCAGGTCTTGACTGCGGACTACTGCCCCAACCTGGGTAATTACGCGGTCGCTCATCTACCAACTCCGGCAAGAAAATGGATGCGCCGAACTTGCCGCGTAAATCCAGATTGCCGCAACCGATACCCCGCTTGCCTGTATCGCATTCGGATATGTCGCGCCAGGCGCTACCGATACCGCCCCGCTACCAAGCGCCCAACTTGCAGGCACGCCAAGGTCATAGACGAGGAGTGCCTCGGTCGCGTGCTGATTCTGGATGAACCAGCCTGAGCGATTCATGCTCGCCGGTAGAAGTTGTTGCGCCGTGCCGCCCGTCGTGATCGTGCCGGAATAATCGGTAAACAGCCCTGCTTGCGCGTTCGGGATGATTACTTGTGGATTCCCATTTCCATCTTGCACCGTCAAAAGCATGAGATAGCCCCTATAAATTGTGAATTAAGCGGCGAACTGAACGCCACGCTGTTGTTAAGGATATCGAGCCACATGACGGTTGCCGCAGGCTTCGCCATATTCGTCCAATTCTGAATATCCGCATCACTCATGCCATTGCCGCGATACGCCACAATCAACGCCTGATATGGGGAATATCCTGATAATTCTGTATAGGCGCCGGCGACGTCGTAACATGCATATCCAGTGTCATACGCCCCGCTATCGGCCACGCGAAGCGGCTCAAATATCTTAGGCTTACGCCCCGTCAATTTGAATAGTGTCGAGCATAACCCGCCGCGCGTCGTCCGTTGCGCGAGCAATAAAGCAAGAATCCGCTTTCTGAAATTTTCGTCAGGCTCCCCGGCATGCCTCTGCAAATTCGCGCCAAAATAATCCTGCGATGCAAGGTCAAGGAAATAATCGGTTGCAGTCCTTATTCGCGTCTGGATATAGGTGTAAGAGATCAAGCTATACCCGAACGATAGCGCCCATGCTGCGCCATTCAATACCGCGTCAAGTATTGGCGTCGGTTCTTGAAACCATCCGTTCGGAATCAACCGTTTCAGACGGTTGACCATGTCCGACTGGTCGCCGGTACTCATGATATTGTCGGAATCCCATTGCATTTAATCACGTTGTACGTTGCTGGAACAATATCGACGTTACTGCCATTGAGCGTGAATGCAGACAATGAGACATTTGCTACGCCTGGGACCGCGTACATGATCGGGAAGCATGCTGTATATTCCAGCGTTGCGCCATTCGGCAAAGTGTTGATGAATTGCTCCAGCGCCGCAGCGACGGCGGCAGTGACGGTAGAATGCACATAGCCGGTCGCACTGGTGATTGTGCCGACCACTGTTACATCAAGGATGGTTGGGGATTGCACACTGAAGATACTGCACGTTGGCCTGGCCGCGCTGATTGCCGCCGCTGCCGCGGTGAGCAACGAAGCGGATGGGGCACCGGAACCATCGTCGACCACCACAAAGAAAGCGCCCAACGTCGGCGTACTTGGATAGACCATGTTTTCGACTAGCACCACGTAAAGCCCGGTTTGAATCGCCTTGACTGCCGCAACGATCGCGCCATCGGTGCCGCCTGATAAATTCGTGATGTAAAGCTGAAACCGCGCATCGTAGGCCGCGTCTGATTCGGCATTTTGCCCATTCGTAAATTCAGAGCCATTCGTCACGGTATCGACACCCGGTATCGGCGTGGTGATAACCGTGATGCTCCCGGCCAGGACATTCCCGCTTGCACCCGCAACTACCGCCGCAACTGGTAGCGTGGCAGTCGCCGTGCCGCCGGGAATCACATAGCCGGTGTACGATGGACTCCAAAGCGCATTGGCGGTATTGATGGCAACGGTAAAACTCGTTCCGGCGCCGGTTGAAACCGAAGCCCCCGCATAAATCACACGTTGCGCGGTATAGGTGATGCTCGTAAATGTCACGCTCCCGGTCGCAATCACAGCGCCAAGACGCTGGAAATCGAAGTCAGCCATCCAACTATCAAGATCAGGCCCGACGCTCGTAGCCGCCCGCGTAAGCCCTTGCACTTGCAAGATCATGCCTTGAAGCCAAAGCATCATAAACGAGATTGCCTGCGCGATGGCAAGCAGCACGGACCCGACACCGAACGTCAGCGGTTGCGTTGAATTGGCTTGGATCGCCGTGACGACATTCGTTTCAACCGTATTAAAATCTTGCGTTTGCAATACTGTCATGGGGCGACCGTGAAATTGAGAATTACAGGTTGATTTTGCGTCGCGTACTGTGCCGAAACGTACATGGCTTGGCCGGGTAACTGCGTGACTTGCACTTGCGGAACAGGACTTGCTGCAACCGATGGCTCAAGCCGCATTTGCGATACCACTTTACGGGATACTGCCGTGGCGCTTGTTGTGCTGCCGATATCTCCCGGCAAACCGCCGCCATATGTCGGCTCTGCAAGATAATCGTTCGTATTCGTCATGAGTCGGCGCAATACTCTTTGTTCGCTCTCGACAATCCCTGTGACGACAAGCAGATCGCCGGTTGCGGATAGCTGAAGATCGCTGCCGAAGTATTGGCCTACATCGCTCATAGCGAACACCTTGGGAATCTATGTGATGCCGTTGTTATAGTTGCTTCCAGTGAAGCTAACGCAGCAGGCAAAGCGGCTAATTGCGCTTCAAGCGTGCTGATTTTTTTGACCAATAAATTATAGTCATATTCTGTTTTTATTAGCGCCGTCGCAAGCTGTAATGCCTGCTGCACAAATGTTGCCGCATTGGTTGACCCAAGCGATACCATTGCCAGCCCCTGTGCTTTTATATATGCAATGGCGCTACCTAAATCAGATACCGCCGAAGCCGTCGCACCGACAGTTCCAATTGCCGTCATTGATGCTTGCGATGCCGACATCGTGGCATATAAACCAGTAAGATTTGCAATGTCATTATAAAGGTTTGTCGCCTGCTGCTGGACTTGCGATAATTCACTTGTTATTGCTGAAATAGTGCCATTCACGGAGCTGACAGCCTGCGTTTTAATTTGCGTCAGAGATGCGCACGATCCGGCGGCATTTACTCGCTTAGTAAGCGATGTGAAATACTGTAAATTTGCGCTTTCTGAACCTTGTGCAATCGACATTATTGGCCTTAATAAATATTAGTTGTAATACCGTCCTGCACTGTGATGGTAAATCCATCAAGCGATGTAAATGTGCCGCTTGCACCGTTATTCACGGTCACATTATCGGAAACGTCCAGACTGCCATTTAATGTCGTTTCGGCATTCACAGTTAGCCCATTTACAAAGCTGATTGTCCCTGTGCCATCGCCATTCATAATGATGGTAGATCCTGCTGCATCATTAAGAGATAACTTCCCGTCATTCGTCAATTTAAAATATGCACCTGATTCATGTACGCACCAGAACTCCCCGGACGGAACCGGTATGCCTTGCGCATTCACATTCCAAAATCGCCCGACAACGAACCCGCCGCCAGCGCCATCCTCTTGGAATTGCACTTCGCAGCAATCGCCGATATTCGGAGCACCAAACATGCCCCATCCATTGCCGACCCATTGCGCGGTGATCGGGAGATATCCGGTTAATGTGTTGTCCGGCTGCAGCGCAACCTTGACGGTAGGATATGGCGGCCCTGGATTGTAATTTTTCACAATCCCGACGCGACATGCTGCGCGCCCGACATTCGCCATTGCCGCATGCTTGCGTATCATATTGGAAAATGCGTCCATCATGATATTGTCACCGTCTGCGGTGTTCCAACTTTTGCGCACACATTCATTCTGAACCCATCCTCTAAATTCATGGTGCGCGTGATTGAATCAATCGGGTAACTCGTGTCGTATGCCGTGCCGGTTCCGGTTAATTGAATCGGCTGCAAGATGGTCAATGTCTCATCGCCCGGGCATTCAATCTCAATCGGCCGCTCGTGCGAAACGAACTGCGCAAGCCGCTTATTCACTTCGGATAGCACCATCGCCGGGGTTCCGTTCGGCACGCTCAAAACGAATTGCGCCGGATTACCGGAAATTTTCATTCCTTTTGGCGTACCCGTTGCCGAACTCGAATGCGTCACCCCGTCGTTTTGCGAGAACGTCTGCACCGTAACTTCAACCCCGCGCGCGAGCGTGAGATTGTGCCGAGTCTTCAGCGTTACGACGTTTGCGCTTGATATGCTTGTCGCTGTTTCATCGGTAAATTTAACCGGCCATGCCGCGCCGCTGGCCGCCGGCCCGAAGTAAATACCGTTGCCGATCATGGCGACGATAAAGCCCTCTTGTTGGGCTAGAAACGTCATCACATCCCACTCGGTGCGGTCCTGCATCATCATGGCATTGCTGCTGCCGAAATACGTCCCGGCGAGCGTTGACGTACTGGTTATCTGATTCACCGTGAACCCGCGCCCTACCGCCAATTGCGCAATAATTTGCGATGATGTTAAATTCGTGAATGCGCCTGAATCAACCTCAACTTTATGGTCGATGAATGCGCTTGTGCCATCCCGCCCGGTGATCGTGATCGTCTTTTTGCGCCAATCGAAATCGACCAGATCGACAGCACCAGCCAATAGCTGCGTCGGAAAGATTGCCCACGCCTGTTCAACGCCGTCATTCACATAGCCGACCCCGATGCTGATCGGGATATTCGTGACGGTTGACCACCAGTTTTTATCGAACTGCGGTGCCTTGCTCAATACCGCGAAATAGGACAACTCGACCGAGAACGTGTCAGACGACATGTGCGCGGTGTTCGTCACGGACAATTCCATGCACGGAACCGTCACGCCGTTCAATACCACCGATGGACGCGGGAGCCGCGCTTGCGGTGCGTTAAGGAGCGACAACCACGCCCCCTGATATCGAGTTTGCCGGTAACGACGGAACCGTCAACACCCCTGCGCCTGACTGCAATTGATAGTCGATCAAGCCATTCGGCCCGCGCACTTGCTGCCAATTCGCCTGCGCAAGTTGATTCCATTGTGTCGCATCGCCGTATTGCGCGAGAGCGATCGCAAACAGATTGCCGCCATTTACCTGGATTGTGATCGGTGCGGCCACGTCAATCTCCGTTGATGTTGGTTTGCAGATTCGTCAGCGTATTTTGCAATCGCATCGCTGAAAATGCCGTCGAATAATTCGGTGCGGTCCCGATGTTTCCAATGGCGACATGGACCGGCAATCCGGTTGTCGCTAAGCCTACATCAATGGCGGAGATTGCCCCGGCGAAAACCGATCCAGATGCCGAATAGGCTGCGCTGATCGCCGATGTAGCGGTATTCGTCAGCACGTTCGCCAACCCGCCAGCATTCAATGCCAGCGATGAAATAGGCGACATTGCAGCGGTGATGCTTGGCACATTAAGAGCGGTCGTCTGATCTTGCGCGTCTGCAACTTGCCCATTTATCGCATCGCTTGCGGTATTAGGCGATGCCGGTGCGCTCACATCGTTATTGCTCAAAATTTCAACGGTGATCGTGTACGGCACTTCGTAGAACTGCATGAACTTCATATCGAACGATTTGACCAGCACCGTGCGACTATACGAATACCACGTCAGTTCAACCGGCAACCCTTGCTGTACCATTTGATCTAGCAGATTCGCCCGAGTCGTCGCGTCAGCACCACGGAACCGCCCCGACCATGTGATCGGACGCGGATCAACGCCCATAGCATCAATGAACCGCTGCCCGCCGATTTGCTTATGAATCGCAAGCAATTGATCGGTGCCGGAATTTATCTCTTGCGGTATCTCGAAATCAGCAAACGTGACGTCGCCTATCGTCAGGAATACGTCTTGTCCACTTGGATTGCTAACCGTTGATGTAGACATAATCAGTACAGCGAAGCGCCAGGCATGGCAGGGCTAAAGAAGCTCTGATTTGCATCGAATGCACCCAATGTCGAAGTCGGCCCGTTCATGCCATCGGCTGCGTGCTTGAACATGATCGAGGTCATTTTCTTGCCGTCTACGTTCAGGTTTGCGGTTATGTTTATGTCCTTTTTCGGCGGTGCGGAGAATGTTTGACTGCCAGGTGCGGGTGTCGATATCGGCGCTTTTGGAATGGCTAATTGCGGAAAATCAGGCGTCCATTTACCAGTTGACCCACGCCCAACAAAATGCTGTCCAGCGTGTGGATTGGTTCCGGTAGGATTGGGCGCAGTAGGTGATTTCGCCATATCAGGCATCCAGCTACCACCGCGCCCATACCGCTGAAAATGCATTCCAGCATGTTCTTGCGACAGCGATTCGTCTTTTTCCCATGAATCGGGTTGCCCATGACGACGAACGCGATGCATGCCAGGGTGATTTAACGGATCGGTATCTTTATCAAGCGCGCCTATTGCCCACGCCAGCGCCGTAGTGACGCCAGTTAAAATACCGAACCCTGCAGCTATAGTTCCGAGTGTTGCCCCAAGTGCGCCAATGCCTGCAACGCCGGTTATCGCGCCAAGTCCGCCGCCTATACCAGTCAATCCTGCTGCAATCGGCGCCATAATGGATATGGCTGGTGCAAATAGCATAAATGCCGCCCTGAGAAGCAATAGCGGCCCCGCAACAAGCGCAAGCGCAGTCAATGCGCCCACTGCGGCCATGATTCCCTTAACAGTTTCGGGATTCCCTATAGCCCACTTTGCGAATGAGTTTAACGCATCGGTCAAACCGGAAATAGCCGGGATAATGATCGGGATAACCGCGATACCAAATGCGGTTTTAAGATTTTCCCATTGTTTCCCGAGAGCCATGTATGCGAATTTTGGATCATTCTGCATCGCCCTCGTATAAGCCTCTTGGCTACCCATTGTGTCTTGATGGATAATTTTTTGTAGGCGGTAAAAATTCTGCGCCTTTAGCGCAAATTCAAGCAAATCTTGTGCGGCCATTTGATTGCCACGGCCAATAGATTGAATTATTTTTGTGATTTGTTCGTCGTTCGCAACTCCGCCATATAGCTTATTGATTGCCGGCAATAATGAGTCTTGAACTGATCTAAATGGATTTTTACCGTCAAATCCTTTCCATGCAGGAACCATCGTCGATGTTGTTGTTGTTGCCAATGGCTTTGAATGGATGGTTATTTTACCTCCTACATTTGTTTCATAAAGTTCAGTATCCCTTTCTTTTTTTGTTTTATGCGCCATGCCAGATGGTATCAAGCCTAATTTTTCTAAGTCAGGAATAGCCAACTTATTTGTATATCCTTGAACGGTAAGTCTATTTAGAGCTGCCAGGCCAGGACCAACGCCGCGTGATCCACCGCCAGCACCGCCTGTTCCTTGTGCGTATTCAAGCCCGAGCGTCGGTAAAATCTCATATTTGAATTCATCGTCCATTGAAAACTTCGCCTGCCGCGCATAAGCAAATATAGATTGATACATAGCAGGAGTCATGCGTCCTTGCGTTGCCGTTATTGCTCGCGACATCTTTTCTGCCTGCCGTTCAAAATCAGCGCCAGTCGGATCTTTTGCAGCGCCAACGATATCCAATGCCTTCGACATGGTAAATGCGAAATTGTCAGACGCAACTTTATTAACGCCAGATTCAGACGATGATTGCATGACAGCCTGGATACGACTTATCATCGGCAATTCCTTGATCGCCAACTTCGTATCGCCCAGAACGCTATTCATGTCCAGTAGCGTTTTAAGATTACCAGTTGCCGATGTGGTAATCACGTCGCCGGTATTTTTCCATGCCGCCGCAACCATCGCCGCAACGTCGGCCTGTCGCTCGCCGTGCGAATTGATCGCCATGTTGACGATGTTCAATTGATGCGCGTATTCACCGCCTGCGTGCGCAAGGCTTTTGAACATATCGAGTCCGATAACCCCGCCCGCAGTGATCGCACCAGCAAAGCCGATTAACTTCACATTGCGCAATGTCTCTTGCAATGCCTTGGCTTCAACATTCGCTTTGGCAAAATCGCGGCTTATCAGCCCGAGTGCGGACGATATCTCCGCAGTCCCGGACAATGCGATTGATACGCCAATTCTGTATGCGTCAGCCACTATTTCATCCTATAAAATGTTGATGCCGTCTTTAGTTCCGGCCAGCGCAATAGCAATATCTTCTCCGATTATTTTTACCACTTCGTCAACGCTCTCGAATGCAGCACCGCCAAGGAACGAACGAGGCGGGATATTCTTTGTGCCAAGCTCCTGGTATTCGGCAATCGGATTGTCGGACCCGATATGCGCCGTCATGCCATCTACTTTGCGCTCGATGCTGGCATACAGTTCGCCGGTGACAAGCAATGGCGATTCGCCAACGCCTAGCCGGTTATGCTGTGCTATGGTCGCAGGCTCCAGTTCATTCCACTCCCAGAACGGCCCTGCCGCTTCCTGATACTCGCCGAGCTTGTCCTTTGCGGCATCCTGCACCACCTTTGCGGCTTTATCCAAAGCGTGATGGACGGCTAAGTTTTCGGCAATCTGCAATGCATGCTCTGCGAATGCGCCTAAATCGCCAAAATCAATCATGACGGAGATTCCCAATTCATATTCGACCACGACCATTTTCCGCCATCGTGTCGGCCGAAAATAATCCCCCACGCCATAACCTTATAATCCTCTAGGCACATGGCAACATCGAACGGAACGCCGTTTTTCACCAGCCATAACCGCTGACTTAAATCGGCGTCCTCGACTATTTTTTTATGTCGTCAGTTCCTATGACTTTGTTCGGATTGAAATGCTCGTTAATTCCGACTGCAACCGCATTCATGCCTTCGTCGCCGAGCCGCTGAATCGCCGCCTTGAGCTGAATGCGATTCGTCGGCTTTTGCACAGGCTCGCCAGCAACGGAAACGACATGAAAAGCAAGTGCGCCGTATCCCATGGCATGCTCATTGCCGCCACCGATCAATTCCAGCATCTCGAACCGTTCGACAGCGCCAAGACGCTTGATACCGATCTCACGCCCATTTTCGTCGGTGATGATAACGACCTCGTTTGCCGCCTTAATGATTGCTTGCGAAGCCGTAGGCGCTTCGGTATGTACCTGTACCTTCGCCATTATTGCACCTTCAGCCGTTTATTGGCCTTGAGTGAGAATGTCTGTTCGACCTTCTTGTCGCCCGCCCATTCGCCGGCATTGTCGAATTTAAACGCGCCGTCGATTAGCGTGTATTCCGACACTGAGCCGTCTGGGTTATTGGTCAATTGGCTGACCGTCGCGCCGGTGATATTGCCGCCGTTGTAATAGTCGGATTCAATCGCCGCAAAGAATGCATCAACCGAATCACTCGCTTTGTCGAGTTTGAAATTGGCTTCCCATCCCATCGGAATCTCGGCAAAATAGTTATTGCCGTTCAACCCCTTCGACCGCAAGCTCGTTACCATTTGCTTGCAGTCGAACGATGTTTGAATGGAAATCGACAGAGGTCCATTCTGCGTGATGATGGTGAGCGTCGTATCGATGCCCGTATTGAACTGAAAGACGCTCATGATTTATTTCCTTATGCTGGGATAGGAGTTGAAGTGATGGACGCAATGCTGACCGTTTGACCGCCTTCGATGTTCGCGACGATGTTGGTAACGACGGCCAGGTATTGGAATTGCATGCTGACCGTTTCAACGCCAGGCGCGGTAAGCGTCGGCATTTGCACGGCGAAGGCAGCGATCATGCCGTCTTGATTCGGCGCCGGAGGGGTAAGCAGCGTTTGCGCAAAATTTGTGCAAGATGCTTTCAACGCCTTGGCCTGCGTTGGCGAGAACAATGTGCCGACCCATTTACCCAGCGCCGCATTGAATGTCAATGCCAGAAAATTCGTCATGCGCGTGTAGTTGTCGCCATTCAGTGTTGGATCGGTTGCGCTGTTGCGCCCGAATTGCGCGCCAAAATACGCGCCGCCTGGGCATGGGTTTGCGATCACGTCAATGCCGACAGAGCCGAGTTGTGCAAGCTGCGCCGGAGAATATGTCTGATTCGATGCCGATGTTTGCGTTGCAACAATCCCGGCCATCGGCTTATTCAGTGTCGAATTTTGTGGGCTGAGATTACCTAGCAGTCCGGCAAAAAACGCCTGTGGGCTGACAAGGCGCTGAATATTGTTGGTAGTGTCAAACCAGTAAATCCAATCGCCGTGACAGACTTTCGCGTCGTAATTGTAAATTCCGGCCGCCTGTTTCAGTGCAACCGATGCGGCAATGGATGTGCCTGAAGGCTCTACCAGCATCATGTAGCTGCCTTCAGACTGCCCATAGGCAAGTTGCGTAGCCCACTTGGCCGAATCGTCGGCATCGGCCAGCATGACAACGCTGCACCCTGAATTGCGCAGCGCATACATGCCAGTGCGACTTGTGCCATCAACCCCCAACTCGGTAGCCGACGTCACGTTCGATGCGCCATCGGTGCCGCCTGAAAGCGAGAATGTCCCGGCCGTCGGCGTAGTTGCCGCGCTGCCTGCACTTGCCACCAGCAAGATCGACGGCCCGCGAATGCCAGATTGCCCGTTGTTGATCGCATTGGCAATGTTCGTCCATACCGCCGCGCCGGTGCCGCCGATGTTGTCGAATATCTCCGGCGAATATCCCGGCATTGACGAAATTGCGCGCCACGTTGGAGCCGCAGGCGTTGAATTGCTGCCCGCGGCGATGGTAAGGGTTTGATTGTTGCCGCCGCTGCCGGTATAGATCGAGGTGCCGGTCAAGCACGTTGAACTAAGCGTCAGGTTGAATGTCGCGCCGATACCCGAGCCGGAAGTGGTCAATTGCGGAACCGCTGCCGCGCTACCGGATAGGCCTGCCGCGGTAAGCGTTACGCCCAGAATGCCGTAATTCGCATTGGTCGCAGTGAACGATGCGCCCACACCAGTCGCAGATGTTGTGCTGCCCTGCGTCATGGCGGTGCCGTTGACGGTATAGGAGCCTGCGGTCGTTACCGTAGTGCTGCCGACACCCATTTGAAGCGCAAGCGTCGGAGAGCCGGATAATCCAGCACCCGTAACCGGCGCCGCAGTCACCAGTGGATTGACCGTGTAACTGCCAGCGAAACTGATATATTGGACGGCGGTCATGATGCCGCCCGAGATTGTCACAACCGCAGTGAATTTTGCTCCGGTGCCGGTTGTGCCGGTTACGGTTTGCGTGCCATTCGTGCCGCCCGAACCAGCGCCATTCACGGTTGCCGCCACAACCTGCGTGGTCGCCACGGTCAATACCGCGTTAGTGGATTCCGTGCCGCCCGCCAGCGTGATCGTATCGCCAGGGACATATTCGCCGCCTGTGCCAGGTGAATTGACTGTCGGCGCCGACACCATTTTGGTAGTCGCTACAGTAATCGCAGTGCCCGAGGTCAAATTGACCGTATCCGCACCGTTGTAGCCCGTACCCGGCGCCGCGTCTGAAGCCCCCGTTACGGTCGCCAGCACGGTATTTGCTGCAGTGTCAGTACCATCCGTCACGCGCACTGCATCGAACGCCTGCGCGCCTTGCTGCGTCATGATCTGGATTGCGGTGCCAAGGTCATACTTGCGCGCCATGACCGGCCCGAACATTTGCGAGAATTGACTGCCGCCAAGCGTAACCGGCGCATTGACCGGCCCGAACATTTGCGAGAATTGACTGCCGCCAAGCGTAGCCGGCGCATTGACCGGCCCCCACGATGCGGAGCCAACGCATCCGACCAGATTTGTCGGAACGCCGGCAATGACCGGAATAGACGGGGGAACGATTTGGACCAGCACGCCAGGCACATTCAATGCCGCCGTGTTTGTTGCACCATATTGAGCGATCGTCATGGCTTACTTTCCTTTTTTGAAGTCAGATGCCACGACTGCGGCCTCTATGGGTTGAATTCCCTGCGGCTGTTCGACCGGCTTTATTCCCTGCGCGATTGGCGCGATCACTTGCACTGCCGGCGCATCCGGCGCGGTGAATTTCACGACGTCGCGCTGATTGTGGCCAGCGAGAATGTCGGCCACTGTTTTCGGATCGGTGATGGTGGACCCCTTCGGATAATTCCCGAATTCGCGTACTACGGTGAGAGCGATCATGCTTTTTCCTTAAACGGCAATTGTTGCGATAGTCGTATTCGATGTTGTTTCGGTGAGAACTGCGGTAATGGCGGTAATTTGTTCGGCTGCCTGCGTTTGGCTCGTTGAATACTCGACCGTATAAACGAGGTCGCGACGGTAAAGTAATTCTGTTTGCGGATTATCCTGCGGCGCCGGGGCTTGTTCGGCCCTTACCCGCGCGCGGGTTCCATCGGGCATCGTGAGCCATATATTTGCGGCGATTGCAGGATCAAGTAAAATTCCGAGCGCATCACGCATAGCAGGTATTGAACACCACAAAATGACGCGCAAATAACGGATTTGCCGTTTGACCTCGCGCAGCACGCCAGCCACAACCCCGACCGCCGCCGTCAATGACAATGCGCCGACTACGGTAATGACCTGCCCACTGCTCGTTGTGCCTGGGAAACTCACGGCAATCAATCCGGCCAGTGCCGTTGCAACCGTTGTCAACGTGTCAGCCGATTGCAACGTGTAAGGGAATACCTGATTGCCTGCAACTACCGCGAAATTCTGCACGGCATACGGGTTCGGCAATGTGCCGCCCAATGTCACGGTTCCGGCTGTTGCGTCAACCGTCAACGTCACTGCCGAATCGCTATATGGAAGCACGTACCACTCGCGATTAAACCGCGTGACGTTGCGCTCCATGTTCATCGGGAAAATCGTCACGTTTGCGATATTCGCCCGCATATCCGAATCAAGCGCCGCACGGTTCGGCCAGCCTCGACTTACTCTGCATGCAATGTGAATGCCGCCGACAATCAACGCTGATGGATTGCCGGTGCCGGATGGGTATAGGACTTGCGATACTTCATTGACGATGCTTTGCTCTACGTCGCTCAGATCGGCCATCTTAAATCCCTACGTGAGCATTTGTTGAGCAACAATTCGCCATCCAAGCGGCGATAATTCAGCACTCGAAATCACGAATCTGCGCCCTTGATCGTCGGTGATGATATACGCCGTTTCAATTTCAATCCCCCCGAATGACGGCATGAGAATTTGCCACCACGGATTAGGCACATCGCCCGGTAAATTTACGTCGCCAATGCTGCGCTTGCTATGCGAGAGAACCGATGCAGGCCAGCCAGTCATCAATGGCGTGGTATTCGTCTGTGTTGTTCCTTGATACGGTTGCGCGCCTACACCAGCCGGTGCGGTCGCCATCGCAATGTTGACCGTCGCGTTGCACCATACCGCCATAATCGGCAATAGCGCCTGTTGCGCGCCAATGAAAAATGTGCCTTCAGGACCGACCAGATAATCGAATACCTGCGTTACCCGGCCATCGAACCATCCGCGCCATAATGGCTTGCCATGCGCTTGAAATTTCGTAACCTTGTCGTCAACCCGAAAGTGCGCGTCAATCGTCGCAATCTTGTTCGATGGGTCAAGCGGTATCGGCGTGATCGCGGCTGTTGGCCTATATTGATCGTATGGCAGGCCGATTTTTGACGCAGCAATGCCGAACCCACGATAAATGAGTTCTTGCGCGCGCTCACCGTTCATTTAAATCTTTGGCATCTTTGCCGTAAAAACTTCGGTGCTCACGTACTTCGCCTTCGGACCGGCTCCGGTCATGCCGGATTTTGTCACGACGAATCCGTTCTCGATTTGACGAATGCGGATATCCATATCTTTCGATGGCATCGGTAGTTTTGGCGTCGCTTTTGGCGCAGGCTTAGATGCTGCTCTCACTGGTGCTTTAGTTGCCATTTCAACTCCTACAAAAATTGCATTGCGCCGCTGCGTTTCGGATTCGCCTTGCGGTCAGGATTGATCATCGTTCCGAGAAAATCGGCCATTTGCGCCCGGTACGTCTGGTACAACGACATACGTTGCGCCTGTTCGTTCATGCGCGCCTTCCACGGCCCTGCTTCCTTGGTATCCATGTTTTGAGCGGAACCTAAATACCCACCTTCAAGCGCGTCAAGCAAGGGCAGGTATCCATAAACCGGCGTAGCGCCGATGGCGTCCGATACCGTCGCGAATGGCGGCAATAAAATACCGTTGGCCGTGATTTGCGGATAGGTCGCGCCAGATCCGGTTGCCGTCAGCGTAAATGCCTTCGGGCCAGAAAACGATATTTCAGGGAATGGCACGCTGTTCTGTGAATACGCACCAGTGCCATACGGTGACAAGCAAACAATCTGCGCCGTCTGCAATGCCGGATTACTGCCGCCCGCTGCCGCCAGCAGATTGACAACGGTTATCCGCCCATCTTGCCCTGGCACTTGCGGGCCAGCGGTGATAGATAGCGTTTGTGGCGACAATAACCCGCCACCGCTGATAACCACCTCCACCGTATCAGCCGGGGTCGGCTGCGGCCCGCTGAATGCGATTGCGCCGTATGCATTGCCGGTCAATCGCGCCTCTTCGTCTGGATTCAGATTGTTCATCTTGTATTCCAGAAAACCGTAGGCTTGTAGCCAACGATAGCCGATTGAACCGGATGCCAACGTCCCGCCCGCCTGCCCGGTGCGCGCTAGTCCGGCGACGGGGTAACCCAGATGGCGCCGGATTGACGATTTTTGCGCTATCGTAATTGCCATGATTTAGACCGTAAAAACGTGCTTGCAATCAGGGCAGGTAATCAGCGCCGCCATATCCTCGACTTCAACGATAGGCGCGCGGCCATCGAGCAATCGTTGAATGACGGTTTTGTCGATGATGATCTTGCCCTGCTTGAATGTCATCGTGATCGGCGATGAAACAGTAAATGCCTTCGTCACCATGTAGGCGCGTTCGACCCCCACCGCTTCGACTTCAGCCGCTTTCGGCAAATGCATCACGGGCGGTCGGCCAGGCCCGCGCTTCTCTTGATGATTGCTCATACGACGTTGATCCCTTGCGCCACCAGCGCACTCAATAGCGTGTAATCCAGAATGCGCGGGCGTCCATACCAGAGTTGAATGATCGAGCCGCCGAAGGTCAATTCCGCATTTGCGCCAGGGATAACCGGGCCTGTGCCGCCGGCAAATTTGCCGCTGTTGCCGAGCGTGACAGTTTCACTTGCCGCCGTGCTCAACGTCATGACTTCGGTCGCTGCAGTCGATAGCGTGATCGTTTCATTGCCGGTGCCGGTAACTGCTTCGCTGAACGTGATCGAGCCGATAGCTGCCGGCCATGCGATGGAAACAACGTCAGGCGTGCCATTCGTTGCCGATATCCCGGCATTGACCAGCAATTCGTCGGCATTGATCAGATTGAACAACCCGGTTGCGATTGTTGCCGCTGTATCGAGTGCGCCAGCCGTGTATGTGACAGTTTGCGCGCCACCTGCGATGTTGGCATTGGTGATCGTAATCGCCGCTGTATCGCCTGCGATCACTGACGATGCCGCCACGGTTGCCAATGTCGGATTGACGATGTTCGGGAATACGCTCAATACAATTGGCTCTTCAGCCGCGGGGATCGCCACAACAACGGTAGAGGTGCCAGTCGCCGTGATGCTTGCCGCTGCCAACACGGTATTCGCATTGATCGCGTTTTTCAACGATGTTGCTTGCTGCGTTGCGGTATTGCCAGCAGTCGATGCCGCCGATACCAAAATCGGAGTAACGAACGTGCCGCCAGTGAATAGAACATTGAGCGTATCGCCCGTTACCGGAGTTCCCGACATGGTAATGACGGCCGAGCTTTCGGTCGGTGTAGTCAATACGGCCAGATTGCCAACAGGACCAGGCCAATTGAACGTGACCACGTTCGACGTCGCAGGCGTGGTGCCGGTGGTCGCATACAAGCCGACCGCTTGCGCTTCAGCGTTACCATTGACCAGCGATGCGAATTCCTCCGCAACGGTTGCCGTAGTGTCAGACGTTTGGACGATATAAACCAAGTCCAGCACGCCATTCGGCAATATGCCGCACGAAATGACCATCGGGATAATATCGCCGTTGGTGATGGTGCCACCGATAGTTGCGGTGACGGTCGCCACGGCGCGCGGATTAGCTGAAATGAACTGCGCCGCCGTCAGCAGAGTGGTGATCCCAGGCGCTACCTGTGACGGCGTATCGAAGTTCGGTAGTAGTGTGGGCGAGCCACTTTGCAATGGTACGGAGGGCATGTTCTATCCTTTACTTTTGTTTGATTGCAACGCCGCGCCCGATAGGCACTTTTCGCTGTCCATCGGCGGCGCGTTCGTCAACACGGCGCGAAGCCTGCGCCGATCCTGAATTTTTATCCCACCCCGGCACATGCATCTCGCCGGCGGTGGAATAGCGCACCTTCGTTGTGTTGGTGCGCTGGCCGATTACCTTGACCATGTTATCGGCCGGTTTGCTTGCTCATTGCATCGGCGTAATGCACGGCGCTGCGCTCATTCACAGGACCAGGTGCCGCTTCAATGCCACCTTCACCGGGAACGGTCATCGACAATTTGCCACCGGGCTTGCCGGTTTTGATTGCCGGTGCAGCACGGCCGCCAGACGATTGACCGCGCAACGATGCACTGATATTTTTCGAGACTGCTTTCATGATTTACCTTTCGAGTGGATTCAAAAAAGACCGCATTGAAGCGGCCTTTGCCAAACAATTACCGATTAGCCGGCATGAGCAACCACGCAAGCGCGCTTCCATGCTGCAGACGACGCAGTAGGGATAATCGAGGGAGTGGCCGTGAGGTCGGTCGGAACTGCGTAATCGCCGATCCAGGTCCACGATAGCGATGCGAACCGATTCAGTCGGTCGATAGGTGGGCGAATGATTTGCAGCACGTTATCAACCATCATCGTGTTGGCAATCGGGGTGACGCCTTCGCGGGAGAGGTATGTTTCCATGCCCTCGAAATTGCCCTCGATCAGGCATTCAGCCCCCAGAACGATCGGACGACGCACGGTAACGCCGACTTGCGATGCGCCGGTAGAGCCGTTTGCATTGGCGCTGCCACCCAATTGAACGTAGGCGTTGGTGGTCGGAATAAACGTCATGCCGAGCATCACGTACACGTCCGACCGCTTGATCACCTCGCTGTCTTGACGGCTGGCAAAATAGACCTTGAAATCCTGATCAGCCATCAATTGGCGATGGGATACATCGTCGAGAATGACGTGATAGGTGCCATCGGACATAACCGGCACACCGTTCGAGCGCAGGCCGGCGACCGCATCCTGCAGCAATCCGAGCGTGAGAGTATCCTGCATCGACAATTGCGCGTCGGACACATGCCCGGAAGGGCGCTTGATTGCCGGAGCGTAGGACGCGATCAGCGCATCGCCATTTGCCGGGGTATTGGCGGCGGCGGGATAGATCGTCAAATAGCCGGAAACGCCGTCAGGGGTTGTCGAATAATTCGTTGCGGTCGGCGCAACTGCGGTGATCGTCAGCGATTGTGTGTAGCCGGCACTCGATACGGCATATTCCTGCACCGTGATCGGATTGGTGCCGCTTACACCGATTGGCGTTCCGTTGACCCATGTATTTTGAAATCCACGGATATCGTCAACGTAGACCAGCGTAGTGCTGTCGCTACCGAGATCGGACCGCACGCGGGTATTTGCCCCGACGTAGGCCGAAAACAGTTTGAACCGGCTGATCAGTTCGCGGGATTGCGATGCCTGCACGCCATTGTTGCGGCTGTTGGCAATGAAATCATCGGCGATTGTTGCCTCGGTACCGAGGATATCGACGTCCACGGTGTCGGCATACGGCTGCAGCGTGAAACTGTATTGCTCAATCGAATAACTCGATGGCGTCATGCCGTTATCCAATGCGTTGAGCGTGGAAACGGGCAATGGGGTACGTGTCGGTGCCTTGCGGCCCTTGCGAGTGCGCGTCAGTGTTTCGCCAATGCGGCCGGGGATGGTTTCCTGCACGGCGCACGAACGATAAGCAAGAACGGAATCAAGCCCTTCTTCCAATTCGCGTTCCAGAAAACCTTGTTGCAATTCGTTTGCGAGTGCCGAAGGCAGCCACGCAAAGTCAGTCGTTGCGATAGTCATGTAAAGCTCCAATTTTTAGGGAAAGTTGACCCGGAGATGTGAGAAGTCACACCGGGATTCCGGGCGCCTGGCCCGCTTGATACGCGATTCGCCGAAATTGGCGATCAAGCTCGTCCGCTCGATTGCGGCATGCCCAGACATTTTACTGGTGCGGGGAACCTGTCCCAACTCTCACGCAATTCCTATTTCTAGGGAGAGTTTCGGCCTGTTGTCCACAGACTGGATTTTGAAACTTTAACGCTTTGCCAATTTCAGCATCGACGCTTTTTTGCGCGCTTCATATTCCGCTTTTGGCAGTTCGCGCAAATTGGTTCCCGGAGGATTGACAACCGGCGCCGGTTTGCCGGGAGCGCCGGATGCAGTAGGTGGGACGACAACGGCGGCAGCGCCAAAATACGATGGCTTGCTTTCCTTGAATGCGGCAATGGCTTCGGCAACGCCGGTCACTGTTCCGTCTTCACCCAACTTCACGCCGTCGCGCTTCACCAGCGCCAGCAGGTCGAGGTCGTTCAATCCAGCCTGCATTGCGGCAATCTTCAATTCCGATTCGATGATGCGCGGCTCGTACGTTTTCACGCGAGTGTTTGCGGTTTCCGTCGCTGTGGCGATTTTTGCCGCGGCCTCATCCTGCGCGGTCTTCGCGGCAGCAAGTGCGGCATCGGATTGCGCTTTCGCCTCTTTTGCCGTCAATCGAGCGGCGGCGGCATCGGCGCGCGCATCGCCTAAATCACGCTTAGTGCGGTCGTATTGATCTTGAGATACGGTTTTGGCGGCGGCGCGTTGTGCTGCAGCAGCGGCATCGGCATTTGCGGAGGCTGTTGCTGCGTCGGCAGCGGCTTGTTCTTCAGGTG